GCTCCTGGCGAGAAGCCTAGGGTTGAGGTCCCCGACTTCCCCACCTTCTGTGAAGAGTATCTGGATACCAAGCTCTTCTGGCATCAGCTTCAGTGGTACGACATCCTCGAAGGAAGAGTGCCGAGGGATCTTCATAGCAATCAGTTGTACGTCCAGGGAGATCCTGGAATGGTGATCGTGAACACCCCTCCAGAACACTCTAAGTCGACGACGATTACGATCAACTACGTTACCTATCGGATCTGCCAGGATCCGAACATCCGGATCATCATCGTCTCGCAGACTCAGGAGATGGCCAAGAGATTCCTTAGGGCGACAAAGGACAGACTTGCTGGAGCCAACCAGGCATACAAGAAGCTTCAGATCGATTTTGCTCCCGATGGTGGCTTTGATGCGAACTCTGCTTCATGGACGGCCGACTCGATTTACGTAAACTCCGAGACTCGTGACTCAGGAGAGGCCACGCCTACCGTTCAGGCTCTCGGAATGAACGGGCAGATCTATGGGAACCGAGCAGACCTCATCATCCTTGATGACACCGTAACGGGAAAGAACGCTCATGAGTTCGCCAAGCAGATCGACTGGATTCAGCGAGAGGTCATCAACCGACTGTCTTACCCCGGCGGAACTCTGCTTCTTGTCGGAACGAGGCTGGCTCCCGTGGAACTCTATTCAGAGATCCAGAAACCGGAGTGGTATGGACAAGATGAAGAGTCCCCCTGGACCTATCTCACGCAACCGGCTGTCTTGGAGTATGCAGACGATCCCGATGACTGGCATGTTCTCGCACCCTGGACCAACCGGCCTCCGGTTTCGCTCGGAGCAAGAAAGCTGGTTCAGGCAAACGAAGCTGGTCTCTATCCTTGGCACTCTGGAAGGTCCCTCTCGCGTCGACGCGCTACCAGCTCACCTCAGAACTGGAGCATGGTATATCAGCAAGAGCAAGTAAGCGCTGATGCCATCTTCCCGGCCGACAGGGTTGTTGCTGCAATCGACGGCATGCGAGCAGCGGGGCCCATGTCCCGCGGAGCGCCCATGCATAGAGAGCACGGAATGGATGGACTTCATATCGTTGGGGGATTCGATCCTGCCATCACCGGCCACTCTGCTGCCGTGATCCTCGGGGTCGATCGGATGACATGCATTCGGTGGGTTCTTGATGTATGGACTAAGCCGAACTGCAAGCCCGACGATCTCTTTGACAAGATCAAAGAGATGACCGTTAAGTACCATGTGAACGAGTGGGCGATTGAGAAGAACGCCATGAACCTCATGATCACCCAGTCAAGGGACCTCAGGAACTTCCTCGGTTCCAGGGGAACGATCCTTCGCGAGCACTTCACTGGCTCCAACAAGAACGACGCCGACTTCGGCGTCGCTTCGATGAGCATGTTGTTCGACGGGTCAAAGGAGGGCAAGGCGCTAATCCGCCTTCCGTCTCGTTCTCAGCAAGAGGGCGTGAAAGCCTTTGTCGAGCAGCTCACGACCTGGTTTCCGCAGACCAAAGCAAAGCAAGATACTGTTATGGCTCTATGGTTTGCGGAGACTAGGGCCCGTGAACTGGTCAATTCAATCGAGTCGGTGTATCACATAGAGAACGAATACCAGTCTCCCAGGGACAAGCAGAAGAACATCGTTGTGGACTTGGACTTCATGGCTTCTGCTGCCGCTGGCGGCGCTCATGAATGGTGGTCATGATATGGGCGAGAGAGCCGCCGACCGACTCGCCTCTATGGTTGGATCGTGGTCATTCGTTATTGGGCAGGCCGTCTTCCTGGCGGCCTGGTTCGCCCTTAACACTGTCGCGTGGTTCGTTCATTGGGATCGATACCCTTACGTGCTTGCCAATCTCTTCATGTCTGCGGAAGCCGCCTTCACCGGTCCGATTCTGTTGATGAGCTCAAACCGGGCAGCAGAAGCGGATCGTAAGATTTTGTACGAGGACTTCGCTGAGGACGACGAGACCAACCGGCTTGTTGTAAGGATCGCAGATCATCTTGGAGTAAATAATGAAGTGGGTCAGTAGATCCGATCTCGCTTGGCCTTCCAGTGAAGCTCCAAGTCAGATGACGGCTGATGGAGTGAAGGTTCACTACGAAGGTTCCCCCGTTCATTGTCCGAGTCACGATCATTGCGTGAATGAGGTTAAGGCGATTCGCCGATCTCATCTTGCGAATAAGAAAGAGAACTACTCGGACATCGCTTACAATCTTCTTGTCTGCTGCCATGGATACGTCTTCGAAGGACGCGGAGCACATAAGCGCTCCGGTGCCAACGGAAGCCAGCCCCTCAACAAGGCCCACTACGCCGTTTGTGCGCTTCTTGGCAGCGAGGGCGACGTGGAGCCAACTCCTGAAATGATTGAAGGCCTTAAGGAGGCGATCCTTTATCTCCGCGAGCACGGCGCGGGTAAGGAGGTTCGGGGACATCGTGATGGCTATGCCACCGCTTGCCCCGGTGAGCCTCTCTACGCTCTCGTGAAGCATGGGAGGCTTGAGCCTGACGGAGAAAAGCCCAAGCCGGTTCCGATCTATGCAACCTTCCCTGGTCATTCGTACTTCAGGATTGGTCGCACGAGCAAGCTCGTTACAGAGGTTGGTAAGCGACTCAAGGCTGAAGGTTGTTCTTCTTATCGAATGGGTCCCGGCCCCGTGTGGACCAATTCGGATAAGGCTAGCTATCGCAAGTGGCAGATCAAGCTTGGTTATAGCGGCAGTGATGCTGATGGCATTCCCGGTCCCGCTTCCTGGAAGAGGCTGAAGATCCCCCGTCCGTAAGGAGTCAACGTATGACGCAAAGCCTGGATGAGGTGAAGCGTAAGGTAGAGGCTTTGCGTCGCGCGTCCACCGAGAGGGACCAGCGGCACCGTGACGTCCTTGGCGTAAGGTCTGGTGACGTTGACTCGGTCGTGCCGAGCAGCATGCCTGACGCTTGGCCCAAGCCGATCGTTGCGAACCTGATTGACACGAGTGCTCGTGACACTTCTGAGGTCATGGGTGCCATGCCCAGCATCAACTGCTCTACTGGCATTCTGACGACCGACAAGTCGAAGCGCTTCTCTTCGAAAAAGACTAAGGTTGCTAACTTCTACGTTCAGGAGTCCGGCCTTGGGGCCGGACGTCAAGTTACCCTGTCCGATCATTACGTGACGTACGGGATGGCTATCTATTCCATTGAGCCAGACTTCGAGAACAGGCGCCCTCACATCCGGGTAGAGAATCCGATGGGCGTCTATCCGGAGTTTGATCTGTTCGGCAAACTCGTTTCCTACTCGAAGGTGTGGCGAGAAGAAGCAATCCATCTTGCTGCGAAGTTTCCGCATCTGCTTCGTTTCCTCCAGTCGAACGAGACTGGCGGAGAGCAGATGGGTTGGGCTGAGCGTGAGATCGAGGTTGTCAAGTATTGTGATGCCGATCAGATTCTGATGTACCTGCCGCAACACGGCGAGGCCATTGTCGACCACATGCCCAATCCGCTCGGGAAGGTTTACGTCTCGATCGGCAAGAGGCCTGGGTATGACAACGAGGTCCGGGGTGCGTTTGATGACGCAATCTGGGTCCAGCTCGCTAAGGCTCGCATGGCCCTTCTTGGACTTGAGGCAACAGAGAAAACGGTACGAGCCCCACTTGCTGTCCCTCGGGACGTGCAGAAGATGACGTTCGGAGACGACGCCATCATCCGGACGGATAGCCCGGAGAAGATCCGAAGGGTGGGGATCGACGTTCCTCAGGCTGCATTCCAAGAAGGTGCCATGCTTGAGCAGGAGCTGAGGGTTGGTACTCGGACTCCTGAAGCTCGTTCTGGCAATATGGATGCGAGCATCATTACCGGTCGTGGCGTTCAGGCGTTGATGGGCGGATTCAATACGGTCATCACCACCGGCCAGACTGTCATCGGTGAAGCTTTGCGACGCGCCATCTCGCTGTGCTTCGAGATGGATGAAAAGTTGTGGCCATCCGAGAAGAAGGTTGTTCGAGGGAACGTTCAAGGCACCCCGTTCGAAGAGACCTACATCCCTTCGAAGGACATCAATAGCGACTACACGGTCGACGTAACCTACGGTTTTGCTGCTGGGCAGGATCCCGCTAGGGCGATTGTCGGCCTCTTGCAGCTTCGTGGCGATCAGCTGATTTCCAGGGACTTCTTCCAGCGTCAGCTTCCGATGGGTATTGATGTGGTTCAGATGCAGACTCAGATCGACCTTGAGCAGTTGAACGATGCGGTCAAGCAGGGGATCATGGGTTACGCATCCGCAATCCTGCCGATGGCTCAGCAGGGTGGGGTTGATCCGATGGACGCCTTGGCTAAGTTGGGGAAGATTATGGACATGCGGGAGAAGGGCACTCCGATCCATGAGGCTTTGCTCAAGGTATTCACTCCGAAGCCACAGAATGCCGCTCAGGGCGCCCTGGAGCCGCTCGCTGGGCCAGGAGCCCCACCCGGACCTGGAGGTCCTCAGACGGGCGTGCAGGGGCCTTCTGGGGGCTCTCCAGCCCAAGCGGGCGGTATGGACTTGCAAACGCTCCTCGCGGGCTTCTCTGGCAAGGGCGAAGCGAACATGGGAGCCAAGACAGTCAGACAGGCAGCTATCTAGGAGGAATCATGAGTGATGGGACAATGTTTGCTGGAGACCATCCCCAGAGTGGAGATTGGGCAACGCTCAAGGGCAGGATGCTGGCTCCTCACGAGGAGCCGCCGCTGGCAGGCACCAACGAAGGGCCCGAGCGACTTAACCAGGAAGCTTCCGGTGGTTACAACTGGGAGGATTCTCTCAGGGCTGTCGACGCGCCTACGCGCGGCGGCGGAACTCTCGCACACTAAAGAGGTGGTCATGGACGAGGACGAGATTGTTTTCAGCTACGAGGTTTCTCCGAAGCTTCATAACAAGTGGTCTCTACTCGCCTTGGCAGCTGGCTTCATTGGAGACATCGCCAGGGTTGTAGCGGACAACACGTCGACTGCTGCGACCATGGCGATCCAGCATGCAAAGCAGAAGGAGTTCGACAAGGAGTTTGCTGGCATCACGATGGGAGTTGAACTCGAATGACAACTCCAGTCTCGGGTCCCGGCCAGTTCAGCAAGCGAACCGACAAGGCCGTTGAAAAGGCAGATAGCAAAGTTCCTGATGCGGCCTACGGGGAGCAGAAGGCATATCAGGAACAGAAGGCCGGGGCCCCCCTGGCGAAGGCCGACTTCGCTTCGATGTTCGGCAATCCTGCACAGAATGTCGTTCCACTTCATGCTCCCTCAAGCCAGCCCGAAGTTCCGGTAACGAGCGGGGCGGCCGAAGGGCCCGGGGCTGGAGTCGAAGCGCTCGGGCTTCCGGACCAGAGCCAAGAGGACATGCAGCGACTGGTTCCCTATCTGCCGGTTCTTGAGTTCATGGCTAATCAGCCTGGCGCTTCGTGGGCCATGAGGAATGTCGTACGCAAGACGAAGGCGATGACCTGATGGACGGGACCGAGTACACCTACGGCGGTCAGTGGTTCGATGATGCGGGAGCCCTTGCGGGAGCTTTTGCCAACACCCCCATGCTGGGCGTGGACATTTCCCGCGCCAATCTCAAGCGTTCCGAAGCGAACGATCTGGCAACATCCTTGCTGAACATCGGCGTCTCTCCCTACGACGATGAAGAGCAGCCTGTAGAGGAGACGTAATGGCCTACTCACCGAAGGACCTCTTCAATCTTCAGGAAGATGTGGTCAACGGTAAGTTGAAGATGGAGAACCTGCCTACTCAGACAGTCTCCGCTCTTCAGGACTACTGGGACAAGAACCCTGCCTCGTATGCCGATGATCCGATGATGACCGACCAAGAGTCGAATCGCATCAAGGCACTTGCCGAGCAGCGCTCTGCTTCGGCATCTGGAGATCTTCCGTTCTTCCTCAAGCCGATCGAGTGGGTTGGCTCCAAGCTGTACTGGCTGTACAGCCACAGCATCTCCCCCCTCGCTTCGATGGCTGCGATGGGCGTACATAACGTCGTCTACGGCCAGGACTCTTCCTTCGACGGAAATCATTCTTGGCAAGACGCCTGGGATGCGGCCAGGGACATCTCCCCCGGCCAGGCCGTATGGATGCTTGGGCTGAACAATAACGATCTCAAGAAGCGTGGCATCTCTCCCCAGCAGATCACCCAAGACTCCAAGCTCGCTCTCGCCGGGAAGTATCATGACACTCCGACGAAAGCCGATCCCTTCGGGATCAAGACTCCCAAGGAAGAGTACTTCGGCCAGGGGTTTGCGAAGTATGCGACGGGAGCTGCCGACCTCGCGGTTTCTTGGTACGCAGATCCTCTGGTACTGACCGGCAAGGCTGCTGGAGCTACAAGGACTGCTACGTTTGTCAAGCCAGTCAAGGGGATTGTCGCAAAGGCTGGCGGTGATTTCACCGAAGTCGAGAAGACTCCGACATTCACCAAGATGGTCGACACAGTCATGAAGTACAAGACTCTCGACAACGACACCGCACCGTTGCGTCTTCGCAGGGATATGCCTACACTCTCCCGCTCTGCCAATGGCGACCTTCTGGCAAGGCTGCTGGGCAAGGCGAAAGACGAAGACGAGGTTTCTCAGGTTCTCCGCATTAGCATGGGTGACTATCATGGCTATCTCGGGCTTGAGTCGAAGAACGCCGATCTCGCAAATCAGGCGCAGTCGAGTCTGACTAGGCTTACCGCCTTGGATCAGCGATTTCATGGCCTGAGCCCCACGGCTCAGGCGAGTCCAGCAGGACTTCGCATCAAGGGTTTTCTTGACAACGAAGCGAAGCGCATCGGCAAGTTGAACGCCGAGACTCGATTCATTGATCAGAAGATGGATGCGTTCCGAAGCCTGGATAATCTTCACTTTAATCAGCTGACTACTCCGGTCGGCATGAAGTGGCGTGGTTCGGACTTGGCTCAGGGTAAGACGATGAGCGTTCGTGGGCAGCCTATTATCAAGGCGGCTCCCGCCCTGGTGTATAACTCCACCATCGGATACCCGATCAAAGTCATTCGGGCGTACAACGACATCAAGCCCACTTATCACATCGATGTCCATGGCGAGAACAGCTATCTCGACCTTCAGGAATCCCTGAAGGAAGTGAAGTCAATCTCTCGTGACGAGCGGGACAAGTACGTATCTTCGTACATCAAGGCCACGCCTAATGAGCGCGGCCAGTCTCTTCTCGTTATGGAAAGCGACATCACTCAGAAGCTTGCCGCGAAGTATGGCGTGAGTCCGGATGTTGCGAGGGATCTTTATGACGACTTCGCGACGCGGAGGAAGAGTGGGCAGCAAGGAGCTACCGCTCGCACGTACGGTTCTGCCACGATGCCCGATCCCGCAAATCCTGGCATGACCATTCGAGTTGCCGAGGTCGAATCCAATGGCGGCAGGCTGGTGTCGACGCCGATCTTCGATACGCAGCTGGCGAACAACCATGTCATCATGGACTTCGGGCACTTCGAGAACCTCCTGAAGAACCATGGCAAGCGTTTCGAGAGCCTGAAGAACAACTGGGGAATCAAGGGTCAGAAGTGGACTGACGCTTCTCACGTGGCCGATGTCCTCAATTCCTACTGGAAGTTTGCTCAGCTCTTTCGGTTGGGCTATGCCCCCAGGGCTTTGTCTGATGACTTCTTGGGGCAGGTTGCTAGGTTCGGTGCAACCGCTATGGTCGCAAGGGCTGGTAGGGGTACTGCTAATATCGCAAGTCGATTCGTTCGTGGTCGCTGGGCTGCTAGTGAAGTTGCTGCCAATCAGGCTCGGATGGACGTTCTGGAGACTCACATCACTGAGCAGGGCGCTAGGCAATCGCAGTTGAAGCTGGATCTTTCCTCCGCCAGGGCGAAGGGCGCTAGCACTTCGACTATCGAAGACGACCTGAGGGATGCCGCTGTAGAGTTGAGAGCTTCACAGTTTGAGCATCATGAGCTTTCCAACGCGACCAACAAGACGAATGAGAAAGACGTCAAGGTTGGTCGACAGGTTTTCGCTGCCCCCTTCGGGGGGCAGCAGGGAAAACTCTTCGAGGACCTGTCGTCGGGCAAAAGGAATCTCTCGAACCTGCTTGGTCGGGAGGCGGATGCCTACACCCGAGGCCTTCGACGTCTTGACTGGGAGAACATCACCCCCGGAACTCATGGAATCGTCAAGCATTCAGGCGCCTGGGAGCGCCTGATCAACGACCAGATCGGTAAGTCTTCAATAGGGCGTGAAGCTCTTACTGGCAAGAGTGAGGCTCAGCTCGTTCATTGGATGCGGTCCGACCCGAAGGGAATCCAGTACAGGCATGACATCGGACTGAAGAACATCTCCGACTCCGAACTCGCTCAGCGGGTGAAGGCGCAGGTCGACTACATTCTCGATCCTGCCATTCCTGGAATGGATGCGATCAGGGCCAGCGCCCTTCAGGGAAAGCTTGACATGAGCGTCCTGGAGAATGCTGTTCCAGTGGCCAATCGACCCATGGTCAACGCCGAGACGTTCAAGTACGCAACCGGAACAAGTTCGGTTTCTGCTTTGCTCGATCGTGGCATCTCGGGATTTTACAACCTGGCTAACCAGCTACCTGCTCAGAAGCTTTTGAGGAATCCGCTATTTGCTCAGACGTACGCCGGACATCTCAAGGATGGCATGAAGATCTTGAGAAGGCAGGGCGTCACGCATGTAGATGATTCACTGAGGCTTCGACTGGAGTCCAACGCCAGAAGCAGGGCTCTTGCCGACGTCAAGGCGTTTACGTTTAACATGGATCACGAAACGAAGATGGCGCATCACCTGCGTAACTTCGGTGCGTTCTTCGGCGCCCAGCAGGAGTCGTGGAATCGTTGGGGCAGGATCATCGCCGACAAACCCCAGACTCTGCCTCATATTGCACAGGTCTACGGTGCCCCTTCGAGGGTCGGCATGATAACCGACCAGGATGGCAATCCGGTAAATGGCGAAGGGTATTCAACCGATCCCCTTACTGGTGAGAAGAAGTTGGTGAAGTACGGCAACCGAAAGCTTCTCTTCCAGATTCCCGAACATCTTGGAGGCAAGCAGCTTAACAAGTTTCTTGGGTTGGATGAGAATGCGAAGTTCGCCATTCCGATGTCCTCGGTTGAGATAATCTTGAATCATGGAGATGGAGCCCTGCCCGTCGGGGCAGGGCCTTACGTTCAGATGGCAGTCAACCATTATGCCAAGGAGTCTCCCGACGTAGCCGACTGGGCTCAGAAGCTTGGCGTTCTTCCATTCGGCCCCCAGGATTCGGTGATGGACTTCATCAACCCCAACACTGGCAAGCGTCTTGGAGATTCGACTGATGACATGGGCGAGACTCGCCAGCGTGCGTTGCTCAACATGATGCAAGTCGAAAACTGGAAGTACGAGAACGGATTGAGGGACAAGCCTCCCACATGGAAAGAGCTTGACGACCGGGCGCACAAGTGGTCTATCTTCAGGGCTGCCATGGCCTGGTCTCTCCCCCTCTCTGTGAATGCGCAGGATCCCTATCAGTTCTTCAGGGATGAATACTCCAGGATGCAGAAGATCGACCCAGCGAAAGCTGACGAAGCCTTCTACGACAAGTATGGGGACTCATTCTACAGCTTCACCGCTTCGCTATCGAAGAACAACACCGGCCTTCGACCCACGAAGGAAGGCGTTCAGATGAGCAAGTACTACCGGGATCTCGTCGACAAGGTCGGACCCGAGTACGCTTCAATCATCGTGGGCGACGAGGGCGATGGAGAGTTTTCTCAGGGTGCGTACTTCTATCAGAAGACTCATGCAGCAGCTCCTGGCAGTTCGGTTACCCAGAGGTCCACGCTGAGCGCCCGTGAGGCGTGGGCCCAGAATAAGAAGGCCTTGGGCTGGCAGCAGTATGGTCAACTCATGGACGACGTCAACGCTCAGCTGTTTGATCGTGGACTTTCGACTGTGGATGACTCGGGCGCGGAAGATCTGAAAGCCATGCGCAAGGGGATCGTTCAAGCCCTTTCTGAACAATATCTTCCCGACGGTTCTGACAATCCGTATTACAACGAAGCGTGGGACAAGGAGTTCAACTCCTTCGACAAGAAGAAGTATGATCGAACGGCCTTTGATCTCCAGAAGGTTGTGGACGATCCGGAGCTGTGGTCTAAGGCCTACGATCAAAGCAGCCGAACAGTTGGTATTCGTTCTGACATCTTCACCCTTCGCTCCTATCTTGAGCAGCGGAAGAACATGAACCTAGCGCTTGCTCAAAGATTTGCGAATGGCGGATCAAGCGACATCACAGCCAACAGCAATGCAGATCTTTTGCAAAGCTTCACCCAGTTCACCATGGGCCTTATCGAAGCTGACACGAAGTTCGGCAGGCTGCATTCTCGTTGGTTTGCTACCGACATGGGATTCAACTCATCGGCTATCGAGCAGCAGACTGGACGAACACAGAGTATTCGAGATCAATCCCAGTACGGAACTCAGACGCTTACCGGAAGCCCTGCGTCAATGCAGTCGGGGCAGGATCTAGGAGTTGATCTCTTTGGCTGAGACGGGAGGGATGACGGGTGGAGCGTACGCGTCTCCCTCGCCATCTCCGAGCAAGCCGACCAAACGCCAGAGTGCAGCCGATGTAGCAAAAGCCTTTGCTGCTGCCGCTGGCGGCCATTCAAGCCTGAGTTCAAAGAATGATCCTCCGGTATACATGGGCGCCTATCGTGGGACCGGAGAGTTTGCGGGGGATGTCTCCGACAGGGTCGACTCACTGTCAGAGGCTCAGGCTCAATTCTACGGCTGGGATGACAGGACCCGAAGTAAGTTTGTAACTCAACTGTCTCTCGCTGGATATAACGCCAGCGGTTTGACGGACTCGGATCTTGCGAAGGCCTGGGGTGCATATACCGAACAAGCAGCTTCCTATTATGCGCAAGGTAAGAAGCTGACTCCTTGGGACATCTTGGCGAAAGATCGAAGGATGCGCGAGAACGCCCCCCCGGAAGCGCCCAGGACGGTTACGTCGACGGAGACCAACGCCGACCTGTCCACTAGGCAGGATGCTCATGCGTTGTTCCTTCAGGCCGCCCAGCAGCTTCTGGGTAGGGATCCCACGGCGCAGGAGATCAAGGGATTCCAGTCGACTCTCAATGCTTACGAGAAGGCAAATCCGGTTACTAGGACCACGGTGTCGAAGTATCAGGGTCAAGACTTGCAGTCTCAGAAGTCCACAACTCAGGGTGGCGTGTCGGCAGAAGCTAAGCAACTGATGGCTTCTCAAGACATCAAGAAGGATCCTGAGTTCGGTGCATATCAGGCCGCCACCACATACTTCGATGCGATGATGCAGATGATCGGAGGCTAGCTTGTGCCTTGCGACAGATTTTGCATCTCCTCATCTTGTTTCCGTTGCGCTTGGTCTCCGTCCACGTATTCTCTTCTGTGAACTCGTGACCATGGAGACAGTGGGTTCTCTCTGCGCCTCGCCGGGCGTTTGATAGCTTGACTGCGATAGACGCACTTCCGCGACTTGTGTTCACTTTCTGCGTCACTGCTTGAAGGTGTTGGGGATTGACGCAATTCCTAACTCTACACAAGTGATCTATGACGAAGCCGTCTGGAATGGGTCCAATATAAAACTCGTGGCTTAGTCGGTGGGCGTATTTTTTGTCCATCTGCCCGTACCCATTGGGGAGCATGTTGGCGGTCCAAATCCAGTGTCCACTGGGGGCGATGATGAACTTGCGCTCGAAGCGCACGATTGGTGGTGTAGTTTTCATGGAAGAACTATACCATACTCTGTGGGGAGGTGTTGGGGGTGCCTACATCCGGGACTGATATCATGTCTTATGCTAAACAATTCGTTGGCACCCCGTATTGACGCCTGGGGTGGGAACAGTCTGACCGGGGGAATCGACTGCTCTGGCTTGGTCCAGCAGGTTTACAAGAAGTTCGGCATCAGCGTTCCTCGCGTGACCTATGACCAGATCGGCGAGGGCAAGGCTATCGGCATGAACAAGCTGATGCCCGGCGACATGGTGTTCTTCGACACCAACAAGCAGATCCCTGGACCGGATCATGTAGGCCTGTATCTGGGCGATGGCAAGATGCTGCATGCTCCAC